GCGTAAATCGCATTTTTACCGTAGGATCTCTTGCACTCTATTCAAATCTAGTGTACTACTTACTTACTATATAATAAATTAATTGAATGCTGACCTAATATAGTGGACGGCCTAGAGACAGTATTCATAATAACTAGGAGAATATATTATGGCAACAACTCTATTTAGAGGACCCGTACTTCAAGGGAAAATTAATGAAGCAGGTGTAACTGGATTTAATATTGAAAAAAAAGAATCTAGCTATACTGTAGCAAACGGTGATTCAGGAAAAACACTTACATCAAAAACTGATGGTGTTGTTTTTACTTTACCTGCAATCTCAATTGGAAGAGTAGTAACTTTTGTTAATACTGCACAAGATGGCGTTAACACTTTTACAATTAGTCCTGCCGCAGCTGATGGTATTTTGTATGCTGGATCTTTAACAGACGATAAAGATCTTATTAATACAAAAGCTACGTCTAAAGTAGGCGACTTTATTACTCTTGCATCTTTGAACTCAACTGATCATTGGACAGTTGTAGACGTTCAAGGTACGTGGGCAAAAGAAGCATAATAAATAATTAATGGAGCCCTTCGGGGCTCCTACAAAATTTTAAGGAGATAAAATATGAGTTCATTTTCAAGTGACCAAACAACTCTTAACAAAACTACAGGAGCAGCTTCTGTTTTATTAGGAGCTAGAGCTAGAGTTACATCAATTCAAGGAAGAGGAGAAGCAGGTTCTGTTTTATCTCTACATGACGTAGCTGATGCAGGAGACGCAGCAGCAGGTAATTTAAAAGCTATCTATAGATATGAAACTGAGGGACTAGAAGTTTATATTCCCGGTTCAGGTATCTTGTTCCAAAGTGGAGTTTGTGCTACACTAACTCAAACCGGTGGTACAGACGGCAGCGTTACATTAACTATTACTGGGGCGTAAGCTCATGGCCAATACAACTTCAGGTTCTTATGATTTTGATAAGAACTTAAGCATTGATGAAATAATTGAAGATGCCTACGAGCGTATTGGTATTCAAGGTGTATCCGGTTATCAATTAAAGACAGCTAAACGATCTTTAAATATTTTATTCTCTGAATGGGGTAATAGAGGTCTACATTTTTGGGAAGTTGTAAATCAAAACGTTACTTTAGTTAGCGGTCAGGCTGTATATAATTTTTACAGAGCACCAACAGATGGGGTTTCTGATGGTATGGCTACAACAATAACAGCAGCAATGACAACCGGTCAAGTCACTGTTCCCTGTACCTCGGTCACGGGTTTCCCAACATTCGGCACAGTACTAATTGGTACTGAACAGATATCGTACACAGGAATTTCAAGTTTAAATTTAACAGGTTGTGTAAGAGGGATCAATGGAACTACAGCTGCAACTCATGCGGACGGAGACGCTTTAACACAGACTCCAAGAGGAATGGACAATATTCAAGAAGCGAACTATAGAGTGGCTTCAACAAGTGTTGATACTCCAATGACTAGAATTAGTAGATCACAGTATCAAGCATTTTCAAACAAAACAGATTTGGGTTTATGTACACAGTACTGGGTACAAAGATTTATTGATAAGGTTACTATGACTTTATATTTAACACCCGGTAGCTCACAAGCGGGTAACTTTATTAATTTTTATTACACGAAAAGAATCGATAATGTTGGAGCTTATACAAATGCAACAGATGTTCCATATAGATTTATACCTTGTATGATCGCAGGACTAGCTTTTTATTTATCAACTAAATATGCACCTCAAAGAGAACAAGGTTTAAAAGTGTTATATGAAGATGAATTGGCTAGAGCTGAATCTGAAGATGGTAATACAACTAATTCTACTTACATATCTCCTAAAATATACAACCCAGGTCTCTAATGTCTAGTTTTGCACAAGGTAAACATGCTTTAGCAATATCAGATCGTTCAGGACTAGCTTTTCCATATAATGAAATGGTTAGAGAATGGAATGGTGCTTTTGTACATGTATCAGAATTTGAACCTAAACAACCACAACTACAACCTAAACCAACTAACGCAGATCCACAGGCTTTACAAAGAGCAAGACCTGCAAGAACAGAATTTCCAACAGAAGATTTTTTACCAGAAAATCCAATTACTACTACAGCTACAAGCACAACTTTAAAAATAGATTTTCCAAATGGTGATTTACAAGTTAATGATTTTGTAAGACTTAGAAATATTAAATCACCTGTTGGTGGAGTTCCAATTGTTACAGGTGCTTCGGGTCCTGCACTAGAATTATCTACAACTTTGGATACAGTTGCCACACTTACTGATACAACAATTACTGTACAGACAGGAACACATTTTCCAACCACTGGTTTTCTTATGATTGAAAAAGTAAATTCAGTTACAGGTTTATTTGAGAATGAGACAATAGAATATACTGGAAGAACTGGAGACAATTTTACAGGCTGTATTAGAGGAACAAGTGCACCCTACAGAGGTGCTATACCACAACGTACAACAGCAGGGACTCATCCTATAGGAGCTAACGTTTTTGGAGCTTACAAAGTAGATTCTTTAAATACAACACAAATTAAAGGTAATGGTCAACCTGAATTTACAACTCAATTTGATGGTGTAAATGTTACGTTAGTAAGTAATGCTACAAGCACAGAAACAGGGGGTGGTTTTCAGTGTACAATCGGACCCATTAATGATAGAGCTTAATTATGTCGGGAAATTCAAAATATACATACGATACTCTTAAACAAGCAATTATAGATTATACTGAAGTTGATGATACTGTATTTACTACAACTATTTTAGATGATTTTATAATGGCTGCTGAATTTAGAATTAATCAAGATCTTCCTATGGATGCAGATAGATTTGTTCAAGAAGGGACAATGGCAGCTGATGTAAATAACATAAGAGTACCAGCAGGAGCTTTGTTTATAAGAGGGGTAGAAGTATTTAATGCAACAAATACCACGGAACAAGGTTTTTGGTTAGAGAAAAAAGATCAAACTTATTTAACTGAATTTGTGGGTCGACTAACCGGACCAGAAGGTGATTTAACAGCCAAGGACGTTACAGGGATACCTAAGTACTATGCAATGTTTGGAGGTGCTACTAACACAACCGATACTACCTCAGGATCTATTTATTTAGCACCCACACCCGATGTTAATTATAATTTTAGAATATATTATAACAAAATGCCGGTAGGATTAGGGTCTGGTACGGAGGGTAATAGTGAGACATACATAAGTACATACTTTCCACAAGGACTGCTATATGCCTGTTTAGTAGAAGCATTTGCATTTTTAAAAGGCCCAATGGAGATGTTGACACACTACGAAAATAGATATAAAAGTGCAATACAACAGTTTGCAGGAATGCAATTAGGAAGACGAAGACGTGACGATTACACTGATGGAACAGTCAGAATACAAGTTAAGTCCCCGTCCCCGTAACAGAGGTAAATTATTATGGCAATATCATCGGCAATATGTAACACATTTAAAACAGAGATTTTAACAGCAGTTCACGATTTTACTGCATCAACGGGTGACACATTTAATTTAGCATTGTATACAAGTTCAGCATCTATGGGTGCAAGTACAACAGCTTACGCGTCAACAAATGAAATCACTAACACATCAGGATCTGCTTATTCTGCAAAAGGACAAGCCCTTACAAGTGTAACTCCAGTTTTAGATAGTAGCACAGCGGTTTGTGATTTTGCTAACATCTCTTGGACATCAGCTTCTTTCACAGCTAACGGTTGTTTAATTTTTAATGATGACGCAGCGGGTGATCCTGCAGTTTGTGTGGTTGCATTTGGTGGAGATAAAACTGTAACAAGTGGAACTTTCACAATTGAATTTCCAGCAGCAGATGCATCTAACGCTATAGTTCGAATAGCATAGGGGTAAATCCTTATGGCTAATACTTGGAACCAATCCGGTACTACCTGGGGTGCAAATCAATGGGGCGAGCAAGGTTCTACTACAGTTACTTTAACAGGTCAAAATGCTACTTCAAGTGTAGGTAGTCCAACTTT